TGTAGTTGGCCCGAAGACCTGGGCGGAACTGGAGATGCGTGCCCCTCTTGGAGCCAAGAACATCCCTTCAAGCATTACCCAGCTACTGCTTTGCCTTGAAATGAGAGGGCATTCTGTTCACCAGGACGGGCAGTGCAACATCGTTGGGGTCCGAAGCAGCAGCCGCGATGCCAATGCGTTCGATGATTTCATCCACCTCTTGTGGACAAGCGACGGTACTTGGAACCATCGAGCTTACGCTGCTACTACCGACCCGGGCACTGCTTGGCTTGAAGAACCTATGCAGGAGGCTGGGACTGCCATCCTCTGCCCTGGGCAGTACCCCGTTTATCAGTGGGATATGCACGCCCAGAAATACACCACCCTGTGTCAACGGGCTGGGACGGTCAAGGTCTACCGGGACAGCAACCGGGATAACATCTTGGACATGGATGCCCGTTCAGTAGAAGAGGGCTGGTATGGAATCAACATCCACCATGCGGGCAGGGACAGCACCGAGGTAGACCGCTGGTCTGCGGGGTGCCAAGTGTTCAAGCGCCTTGCTGATTGGGAGGAGGCAGTTAGGATCTGGAAAGCTACGGAAGCGAGTCTCTTTACCTATACTCTGATTCTGGAGGGAGACTTGCCCCGTGCATGATTGGAGATGCGAACTATGAAACTCTTGATTGTTATGGTCCTCACAACCGTCCTCGCCTTTTCGGTGGGAGGCTGTTGTAAATGCGAAGAGGCTCCGGAAGCTGCTGCTGCCGAGGCCGCAGAAGCTCCCGAAGAGGAGGCCACTGTTGAAGAGGCCCCCGCTGAAGAGCCCGAAGAAGGAAAGGAGAACGACGATGCCGAGTAAGCTGAAGTCGCGTAAGTTTCTCTTTGCGCTGTTGGGAGCCGTCCTCCCGCACCTTGCTGCCTATTTGTCATCCGCCGTATCTGCGGAAAATGCTCTCCACGCTTCTGTGGCGATCATCATTTCCTACATCTTTGGGCAAGGCTATGTGGACGGGCAGGCGGCCCAAGGTACTCTGGATGCCCCGAAGCTGGGGGAATAGCCAACTACCCAAGCAACAGCCCAAGGGCTGAAACAAAAAGCGCGACGTAAGCAATCCAAGTGCTTCGCCGCGCTTCTTTGTATGCAGTACCCAACTCCACCCGCTTGACCTTGTAGTCGAAGTGCCAGTCAGCGGAGTGGTTGGGTATACGTTCGATGAAGTCTGGGCACTCCCGGTGGCTATAGACTTCCTGGTTGGTGAGGCGGGTCTGGTACCAAAGGCATACTCCGGAGAAAGCTTTCTCCTTGTGGTCAATCGGATAGGACTGCCAAAGTCCACATCGTCCGCAGCGTGCCATTGCCCTTCTCTATTCGCTGAGAGCAGCTATCTTGAGTTCCAGGTAAGTGATCCGAGACTCCAGTTCACGAATGCGTAGTTCTTGGGACTCTGCATCGCCCACCTCCAAGGCAATGGCAGCCACTCTCCACGACCCCCGCTTGGGCTGGGAGAGCAATCCCTTCTCTTGAAGAGCCGCGAGGGTCCGACGAATCCGGTTTCGGCTGTAGCAGGTAGAATCCCTGTATACAAGCTTGGCCAAGTCGGCGGTTGTCCCCTCGAAGTTGTCGAAGAACCAATCCATGATGGTGTTTTGAAGGGTTCCGGGACGGACCCCAGCCCAGATAGGCATTGTCTTTCCTTTGCCGAAGCGTTGCTCCTCCGGCTCATGCAATCTCCAAGGGTTGCCCTTCTTCTCGGGCCAAGTTGATGTAGGTCCACGCTCCCCGGGTGCGTCCCCGGGGCTTCATCGTACTCATAATCAGGACTTGGCAGGGAGCCTTCTCCAAAGCAGCCATCGTCTGGGCCAAGGTGGCCGCATCCCACATGCGGTCATCTACTACGAGCAGCGCATTCTCCTCGTCAGCCAAGGCAGCCGCCATTGCAGCGATCACCCGAGCTTCCGTCGAGCCCGAGAGGGCTGTATGGAGGGTGCCGAAGTCGGTAGCGGTCATCCCCTTCCGAAGCCCGATGATGAGCTTGTCTTCATCGACCGCAAAGTGGAGGCTCTCCCCCTTGGGCAGATATGAAGACGCTTTCTTCTGGAACTTGGCGCAACCGAGGTGGATGTCCCGCTGCATGATCTCAAGGATCTGCTCATGCAAGTCCTTGAGGAGGGCGCTTTGATTCTTAGCAGCCTTCTCTCCACGCTTGGCGACGGTGCCGACTCGGAGGAGGCGACGTTGGAGGATTACTTCACCGATGGTCTCCTTCACCTTCTCGGTTTCGGGGATGCGCTGGACCGCTTCCTGTCCACCCAACTGCTCCACCAAGTGGCGAAGGGTGTTCGGCGCATGGGTCGCGGGGTCGTGCTTGTTCGTCAGGTACAAAGCTCGAAGGAGATCCCGGGCGTGGGCACGCTCCAAACTGTCCCACAAACCAGTGACCTCGTCGTCGGTGACCTCGCGGATTGAGCCCAAGGACTCCAGGGCGATGACGCTTGCCTTCACCGCAGCACTCTGTTCGCGCCTTGCGGCCCCAATCTTGGTCAGCAAAACCGAAAGGTCAACGAGGTCAGAATCTGGTTCGCTGTTTTGATCTAAGATTCCGTGCAAATCTTCATCAACTCGCGTCGTCTTCAGATGCTCTTTGTTTTTAGGCTCGCACAGCCGGTGCCAGAAGAACTTCGCCTTGGTCTCTTCACTCCCAGCAAGGACTGCGTGGAGTTCTGCAACGGACAGCCCTACTCCGTTTGGGCCTGTCCGAACCGGGCGTTTGCCATCTTGGAGAGTCCAGCTACACTCCTGCCCGTCGTCGAGGGAGGCGACGGCGTACGCCTTCTCCTCCCCAGGCGGAATCAAAGCGGAGAGCAAGTCTCCCCCCTTCACGGGCTTGTCCCGGTAGAGGAGCCCAAAGGCTGCTCCCGTCCGGGCAAGCTCGGCTGCCTCTGCAATGGCACTCTTGCCCGCTTCGTTGTCTCCAATGAGAACAGTGTTCTTGCCCAAGGTGACTGTATAGTCCTCCCCGTCTGGGCTCTTGATGTTGGTGGTCAGTTGTTCAATGAAGCTCATTCTGTTTCTCCTTGGGGGCTGAGGGCTCTCTTGTAGAGGGAAGCGAGCGCCATGCCATTGACGCGGCTGGGATTGGATTTCCCGTTGCGCCATCTCTGGACGCTCTGGGCACTGGGGTTGATGCCTCCCAAGTGTTGTCCCATCCCGACGGCAATAGCTTCGTCGGAGAACCCCGCCTCCCGAAGTTGGGCCAGCAGTTGGGCTGCACTGATTTGAGCTTGGACTCTCTCGTCAAGAGTTACGGACATTGGGCACCTCCAGGGGCAGTTTGAGTTGAGTAGATTCTTGGGGGGGTTCCCACAAGTCAAGAGTAAAGCCGCCCTGCCAATCCTCCGGGTCATGTTGGTGGATTCCAACGACCTTCTTGAGCGTGCCCTCGTCGAAGAGAATGACAGGACGGCCTACAGTGAGTGCCGCTTCAACAATCTGGGCTGTCGCACGGCCAACGGTTTCGCTGGGCACAACGATCATGTCGTAGTGCCGCTTCAAGGTGATGGAATCCTTGCGGGAGACTATTGCCTTAGCCCAGGCATCCCAATCACCCGTGAAGTTTAGCTTGTGGTCATCCCTTCCGGGCACCACCGACACCTTCAATGGGCGGCCCGTCTTCTCTGCCCGGGCTCGGAGGAGACCTCGAAGCTCCTTTGAGGCAGCGTCGATGCCATCACTGGACAGCCCAGCGGGGTGCCCAAAGAACACTCTGATTCTATTCATCTCAAACCTCCGTCCACCTGTATCCAACGTCAGGTGCAGCAGTGTAAGTAAGGAGTGCCCCCTCTTTCCGGCGACGGGTCATCGCCATTCCAAGGGCAGCCGCTGCTTCTTCGGCTTCCTCCTCGGGCACTTCTAAGTAAAGGGCATCATGCCCGTGATTGATAAGCCACTTGAGAGGCATGATGACCCCTGGGCTATCGACAGCTTCTGTAGCGAACCAGTCTTGTACTCCGTAGAACAGTTCAATCATCCCCTCGTGGACGATGTGAACCCCTCCGCTCTGGATTGGATGGTTCACAAGCTCATTGAGCTTGTCTTCATTCCGAAAGTAGCGGCGTCTATCCCAAAGCGAATCTCCAATGAAACCCTCTCTGCGGTACTTGCTTTCGATTACGCGCCACCATTTAGGGATTTCAGGGTCCGCTCGCTTCAAGCCTTCGATGACTTGGCGTACATCTTCTACCTGCATGTGGGAGAAAATGAGACTCCCTTCATCGTCTTCAACAGATACAACCTGCTCGTGGATACGCTTCACGGACGCTGCGTACTGCCATGCGTACCGGACGTTCTTGGTGATGGAACGCGTGTCCTTGAACTGTCCGGTCCCCTTTGCCTTCCGGTCTTTCGGGGCTCCGTCCAGGGCCCACACCTCTGGACCGTAGATGACTTCCATGGTTTCGTTGTGTGGGTCCAGCTTGTCGTTGATGACACGCAGCGAGTTCACCGCCCGGGCTTCCTCTGCGATGAGTCGCATCTCCAACTGATCCATGTCTGCCCCGACCAGAAGGTGTCCGGGCTTAGCCACGTACATGTCCCGAATCGAATACGGTTGGTTCTGCATGTTGGGGTTGCTACTGCTGTAGCGTCCCGTTGCCGGCAGCCGGTTGTAGGATGGATGCACACGGGTGACCGTACTCCCCATCAGCGGGCGGATGTATGTGCTTAGGAGTTTGCTTGCTTTGCGGAAGGCTCGAACGGAGTTGATGAAGTGGACCTTCTCCTCGTCCAGCCCGTAGTAAATGAGCATCGCCCGGAGCGTTGTGTCATCTGTGGACGGATCTCCCGTCTTCTCCGAGTAGTGATGTGGAGCAAGACCCCAATCTTTGAAGAGCAGCTTTGCCATCTGCTGGGTGCTTTGTGGGTTGAACTTCTCCCCGCCGATGCGGTGGCACTCCGCGAGGTGGTGCTTAGCCCGATGCTCAAGGAGGAGGCTCTTCTCCTCAAGGCGCTCACGATCCAGGTGCATCCCGTTCGTTTGCATGGCCACCCCAAGCGATTGGAGCATGTGTTCTCTGGGCAGCAGGTGAGTTTGCCCACGCTTCTTTACATCCAAGGCCAAGGGTGTAGCAATCCGAGCGGTGACACACGCATCCTTCCCGCAGTAGATATGAAGTTCGCGGTCGGTCTTCGCCTCGGTTGCGGTGTGGTCAGCCTTCCAGGCTTCGGGGTTGTCGGTGTAGAAGCTGCCGACGAATCCCAAGTTGTGGGGGAGTTCGTTGTCTGCCAGGAGGTGCAGAAGCAACGTGTCCGCTGCGAGATGCGGTGTTTGACCGAGCCACTGTTCGCACACGAGACGGTCATACTGGCCCGCGTTGTGTCCTAAGATCAAAGCATCGCTCAGAAGAATGTCCCGAAGCATCTCTTTGATCTTCTTCTCCTGGGCAGGGGCCATCAGGGCATTGCCCTTGATGCCCAGGGTGGGGATGACAAGCGCCTCGTCCTCGTTGCTTAGGGCAATGCACCGCACAGCAGCGGTCATCGGATCAATCGAATCCGTCTCAACGTCATAAGCAAGGGGGGCCCCCAGCGTCCGGAACCGCTGAAGTTGTTGGAAGACTTTGTCCGGATCGTTCGTGATTACGATCCGTGGTTCCTTCCACTGGAGACTCCCGCTAAAGAACCTAAATGCTTTGCGGAGATCATGCTGGAATACTTCTCGGTACGCCGGCATCCGCAAGACAAAAGAAGGGTGAATAGTATACGCAACCTTGAGTGTGACCTTGGGATTCCAGGGGGCAGGCACCTGTTCGCACCCACCTCGGATGCCCATGATGGAGAGGTCGCCTCCTCGGACAGCCTTTGCGGCAGTCTTCCCTAAACACACAATGTTTTTTATACCGCTTTGCTCAAGCTCTTGGAGCAGCCTGCCACGGCACGCTGTTGCCGGACGTAGGATTTGTTCTGCGGTAGAGTCATCCCGGCGTAGCTTGCGGTTGGCCCGGGAGACCATGATGTTCGCCGCTTCCAAATCATTCTTTGGGGGGCGGCACTGGATAGTGTTGGTGATGTGGCACAGGTCTCGGCGGATGCCCAGGTGGTCAAGCGCCCGCTGGAGTTCCATTCCACTCGGGCCGACGAAGGGTCTCCCCTCCATGACTTCATGTGTACCCGGGGCCTCGCCCAGGAGAATCACCTTGTCGTGCGGATGGATCTCCGGCCCAACCGGATCTCCGGTCTTGGCTGAACGGAGTGGACACCTCGCACAGCGGGGAGGTGCCCCCCCTCCCGAAGGAGAGGGGGCTGGGTTTGTGACACACCCCTGCATCACTTACCCTTCAAGCAGGAAGTCGAAGTTCTCTTCCGAAGAGGCGGTGGCCGGAGCGACTGCCTTCCCGTTGCTTCCATTGTTGGGCGCAGTCTCTTCCACCTGGAAGTCCGAAGACACAGGCTTGCTGATGGCGCTCACGATCTGCTCGAACTGGTCCTTCATAAAGAAGCGATAGCGGGGATAGCTACCCTCCACACGGCGGCCAGTGCCTTCCAACTCGGGCGGCGTGTAGTTGAAGAACACCGGACGGTTGACGATCTTGTCCAGAGGCAGGTTCATAGAACCGCTCATCTTGTCCTCGGGGATGCCTGCGGAAACCAGGAAGCCCATGAGGAAAGCGAGCCCGTTGCCCGAAAGGTTGAAGCTCTCGCGGTGGCGGATGCCATCCGTGATCATGTAGACGTACAACCGGCTGGCGTTGTCCTCGTACTGGCGAGTCTCGATGACAGTAGCCGAGTGGTAGCCCTCGGAGAGGTAGCCCAGAGAGGCTCCTCCAGCGGGGGTCGTTCCGGTGAAGTCCACGGTGATGGTGGGATTGATGATTTCAGAGGCCATGGTTGGTGCTCCTTAGATACACACGTTGTTGTTGGATTTCTCCCAATGGGAGGGGGGGATGGGAAGCCGGCTGCGGTGGATAGGGAACCCTGCCCCGGAAAGAAGAAAGGGCAGAGGGTGCAACCGGCTCCCCAAAGGTCTAAGCGAAGAGTTCCTCGTCGTCAGTTGCTGCTGCTGTAAAAGCTTCTGCAACACCGACGTTCTGGTGGTGGATGAGGACGGCCCGGTGAAGTGCGTCCTGCATCGCCCACCGAACGTGGGGGACAGAATGCTCTCCTCGGAGGGCTCCGAATGCTTTCTGGATGATGGTCGGCCAGTTCTCAATCCCGTCTTCCAGAATCTTGTCGGACAACTTCTCAACCACCTTGGCCATCCACTCCATCCCAGGAGGGTAGGGAATGGGGTAGCCTGCGTGGCGAAGTCCTTCAGAGATGTTCA